AGTTTCTCTAGTAACAGAGCCAGCCTTTAAGTCTGCTCAAGTATTAGAGATCGCGGCAGAGGAAATCGTCCCTGTCGAAGAAACCAAAACAGAAAGCGAGACAGTCGTGGAAGAAACCACTCCAGTCGAAGCAACACCAGTAGAAGCTGCGGCCGTAGAAGCTGCTCGCCCTACTATTGCAGCAATGGCTTATTCAAAGCCACGCTTTGATTTCTCTGCTCCAAAGCAATTGGAAATGACAATCAAAGCATCACTTGGATCAGATGAGGCTCGCGAGTATGTTCGCGCAGCAGCAGATACAACAGACAACGCAGGACTTATTCCTACTCGTCAATTAACAACTGTTATCAACGGACTTGCTAACAACACTCGTTCAGCAATCGATGCAATCTCAACTGGCGTTCTACCAGATGCAGGTATGTCATTCGAAATCCCTAAGATCACAACTCTGCCAACAGTTGCAGAAACAGCAGAAGCAGGAACACCATCAAATACTGACCAAGCCAGTTCCTTCGTTACGGTGAGTGTAAAAAAATACGCTGGCCAACAGCAATTTTCCGTAGAATTGTTCGACAGGTCATCTCCTTTGTTCATTACAGAACTTATGAACAACATGGCAGCGCAGTATGCAGCAGCAACTGACAAAGCTGTTTACACAGCACTTGCTTCAGGTGCAACAGCAGACGCAACAACACTAACAACATATCCAACAGCATCAGAATTGCTTGGATTTGTTTCTCGCGGTGCTGCTTCTGTTTACACAAACACACAGGGTTTTGCTCGCAACATCTTGGCCAACACTAGCCAATGGGCAAACCTCATGACATTAAATGACTCAGGTCGACCAATCTACATGGCTGCACAACCTCAGAATGCGGGCGGTCAAGTTTCCGTTGATAGTATTCGTGGAAATGTTGCTGGTCTTGATCTCTATGTGTCTGCAAATGTTCCAACAGCAAATGACACAGACAAAGATGACTCAATGTTGATTATTAACCCAACTTCATACACATGGTACGAGTCACCAACTTACCAACTTCGTGCTGATGTAATTGCTTCAGGAGAAATTCTTGTAGCAATGTACGGCTACGGTGCAATTGCAACCAAAATTGGTGCAGGCGCATTCGGCATCAACAAGACCTGATAGAAACCCATTAAGTCGCTGGCTGGGTAGTGCCCTTCTACCCAGCCAGTCTTTAGGAAGGATCACATGAGCGTAACAACAGTCGCAACTTTAAGAACTGCTTTAGGTGTAGGCACACTTTATACAGATGCGGTTTTACAATCAGTCTGCGATGCAGCAGATGATGTTATGTTGCCCTTCCTATTTACAAACGAGACTTACAATGTTGCACACAGCAACACAACCACAGAGGGAACTCTTTACTTTAATCAGCGTGTAAACGATATTTTTTATGTCGGCGAAAGCGTAGTCATAACCAAAAATGGCACGCCTTTTAATGGCACAAAAACAATCACAGCAGTTGATGTTCAATCAATTACTTACGCAGTAACAGGCAGCCCAACCGAGCAGGGCTATCATCCAGTAGTTCCTCTAGGTATAGTCTCTGGCACAACTCAGACAGATTACACAACAATCGATGCAGTCAAGCAAGCATCACTACAAATCTGCGAGGCTATCTGGCAAGCCAGAAGTGCGCCAAGCGGTCAGGGCATGACAGTTGATGGCTTTGCTCCAAGCCCATTCACAATGTCAGCTTCACTTTTGGCAAGAGTCCGCGGCTTGCTCGCGCCTTACCTATCGCCTTATGCGCAGATCGGCTAGCGATGACAGCAGCGATCTCTACACTTCGCGCCACGGTTGCAGCGGCTTTAGTAGATAACACATTATGGTCTGTCTTTAGTTTTCCACCAGCTACACCCATTGCTAACAGCCTAGTTTTATCACCGTCAGACCCCTATGTCACGCCTAACAATAATGGTCGTAATACAATTGCTCCGCTTGCTAACTTTAATATAAATATCTTTGTGCCACTTTTGGACAATGAAGGCAACCTAAATGGAATTGAGGAGATGCTAGTTGGAGTGTTTAACAAACTAGCAGCATCCTCTATCGTCTATAATGTGGGAGATGTAAGCGCGCCTAGCGTTATGTCTGCCGCAACAGGCGATCTCTTGACTTGCTCCCTGCAAGTCTCAGTCCTAACGAGTTGGAGTTAACCATGAATGAATGGGAAAAAGAACAAGCAGAGTTCCTGATCAAGATTGGTCAGACTCCTGCAACACCAGCACCTAAACAAGCAACTAAGAAAGATGAGGAATAACCAAAATGGCAGTATTTCTAAATAATGGAGTTCAGGTTACTGTTAATTCGGTTGCCCTCACAGATCATGTGACTTCAGTAACGCTTAACCGTAATTTCGATGAACTTGAAGTAACAGCAATGGGCGATAGTGGACATAAGTTCGTCAAAGGCTTAGAAGCATCATCTGTAACTATTGACTTCCTAAACGACACAGCAGCATCAAATGTTCTCGCAACACTTCAGGCTGCATGGGGAACTTCAGTAGCAGTAACTTTGAAGCAGACTTCAGCCGCTACTTCAGCTACAAACCCTCTTTATACTATGACATGCTTAGTGAACGGAACAACCGACATTAACGGTGCAGTTTCAGACCTTGGCACTCAGTCAGTAACTTGGAATGTCCAAGGTACAGTAGTAATCACCACTTCATAATTAACTAACTAAGGGGCAAACAATGGCAAAACTAAAGGTAACAAGGGCAGACGGAAGCGTTAACGAGTACCAGATCACTCCAGCGATCGAGTACTCCTTCGAGCAGTTTGCCAAGAAGGGCTTTCACAAAGCCTTTAGGGATGACGAAAAGCAGACCGATGTATATTGGCTCTGCTGGGAAGCAATTAGGCGTTCGGGTGAAACCGTGAAACCCTTTGGAGAGTCTTTTCTAGAGACATTGACGCGAGTCGAGGTACTAGACGATGACCCTTTGGAGTAACGCGAGAGTCCTTCACCTATCTTGTAGCGAGACTATCGCTTGAGACAGGACTCTCGCCCCAAACTTTAATTGAACTAGATCACACAATGTTCAGGACTTTACTTCAAGCCCTGAAGGATAGAGCAAAGGAGCAGAGCGATGCCAACAACCGTCAAAGGCGCAAGTAACCTTCGCAAGGCTCTCAAGCAATTTACTCCTGATCTAGCAAAGGAAACGACCAAAGAGATTGGCAATTTTTTAAAGCCAGTTGTCAAGAATGCTCGCGGCTTTATTCCTGCCAATGACCAAGTACCTTCTGGCTGGCTTGTCGGTAATCAAAAAGGCAAGTGGGAGCGCGTAGCCTTTGACTCTGCGATTGCAAAGCGTGGCATTGGATACAAGACAACTCCTAGCAAGACTAATCGTTCTGGCTTTAAAGCCTTGGTATCTATACTCAACAAGACTGCCGCTGGTGCAATCTATGAAACAGCAGGTCGCAAGTCTGGTATTACTGGACGATTTACACCGAGATTAGAAGGCTCACTATCTGGCCAAGGTCAAAAGATGCAAGGTCGCGCAATGTTTAAAGCCTATGCACAAGATCAGGGCAAGGCTAAAGGCGCTGTGCTTCAGGCTATCTTTAAGTCTGCTGATAAGTTTAACAAGACTGCAAAGGTTAAATAATGGCTGATCTAAGAATAGATATTGCGTCCGAGTTCACTGGCGCTAAAGCATTTAAGAAAGCTGATAAAGCCACAGCAGGGTTGGAAAAGGGTGTCAAGCGTTTAGGCGCTACTTTGGCTGCAACCTTTACAACTCGCGCCCTAGTCAATTTTGCTAAAGCCTTTGCTCAGGATGACAAAGCAGCACAATTACTTACTCGATCATTAAACAATTTAGGATTAGCATTCGCTGACCCACAAGTACGAGCATTCATCAGCGAACTAGAAACAACTTCTGGCGTGGTCGATGAAAAACTTCGTCCTGCGTTTCAAAGACTATTGACTACTACTGGCTCAGTAGAGGAGTCACAGAGACTTCTTAGAACTGCACTTGACCTTAGCGCGGCAAGTGGCGCAGATGTTGTTAGTGTTTCTAGCGATCTTAGCAAGGCTTATGTAGGGCAGACTCGCGGACTTGCCAAATATGGTTTAGGACTAACTCAGGCAGAACTAAAGGCTATGACCTTTGAGGAGATACAAGCCAAGATTACAAAATTGTTTGCTGGTCAGGCTCAAGTTGCTGCTGACTCCTATGCAGGTTCAATAGACAAGATAGCAGTTGCAGGCGACAACGCTAAGGAGATCATTGGCAAAGGGTTAGTTGAGGCTCTAGGTTCTGCTGGTGGTACTAGTGGGCTGGCAGGATCATTATCTGGCATCATTAAACTTGCGACAATTGTAAGCGATCTATTTGTTGGCATTGGCAGAACTGTCGCAGCCCTTGGCGCTTTCTTTGGCGATGGACTATCTCCCAAGCAAGCCTTTGCTGAGTACCAAAAGGTTACTGCTGCGTTTAGGCTTGAGGATCAAATCGCTCGCAGACAATACGGCGGTGCGGCGGCTACTAAATATCAAAAGGAAGCAGCAGCATTAGCCAAGAAAAATCTAGTTGTTGTAACTAAGCAGACTAAAATAATCAAAGAGCAGACAGCACTTCAAAAGGCTGGCACTCTTTTTGACATTCAAGGCGCAGGGATCATTGCTGCACTCAAGGGTAAGATTAGCGATGAGGAACGCACACGCCTACAACTGCAACTAGCACTACTTACTGGCAATGAAGCCGCAGCATCTAAATTGGCTGGAGAAGTAGCAAGGTCTCAAGGACTTACTGAGTCTTTGGTCAAGTATTATCAAGGCTTGCCGAGTGCAAAAAACCCATTCTCAGGATGGCTCACAACTTTAAAAGAGGCACAAGAACTAGCATCGCTTATCGCGGCTGGCGATTACAAAAAAGTCCCATTGTCAATGGCTGGCGGTAACGACTCAGGCGTATTCAGTCCAGTAGTACAAGAGATGATTACTAGCAACAATGTATCTGCTAGAGCAGGTGCTAACGGAAATGTCAATGTCTATGTTGCTGGATCAGTAGTGTCAGAAGCCGATTTAGTAGAAGCAGTATCTAATGGCTTGCTAAACCGTTCATTATCAGGTTCGCCATCTGCTATTGGCAGACTTAAAGGCTCGTTTGCAGGATGACATTACCTGCCCAGATCAGCGTATCTTTTGATTTTACACAAGGGGCAACCTTTGGTTATCCGTTTACTATTGGAGATGCTAAGTACGGCAAACTAGGCACAGGCACACTTGCCTCAACTACAACGCCAGAACCAACAGTTGACTTAACTTCAGATGTTCGCCAGATCAGGATTACTCGCGGTCGCAATATCATGCGCGATACTTACGAGGCTGGCACTTGCACAGTCCGAGTGCTTGATCCTCTGTCTTATTTCAACCCTCAAAACACCTTATCGCCTTACTTTGGCTTGCTAAGCCCATTACGCAAGTTGCGTGTGTCTGCAACCTTTAACGATGTGGGTTACTTTTTATTCTCTGGCTATACAACCGAGTATCTTTATACCTACCCACAAAATCAAGAGACTGGCTATGTTGACATTATATGCTCAGATGCTTTCAGACTTATGCAGCAAGCGACAGTTACAACAGTTGCTAGCGCAACAGCAGGGCAAGATACCGGCACACGCATAGGCAAGATACTCGATCAAGTGTCATTCCCTACTTCGATGCGCACAATTCAAACGGGAGAAACGCTCTGTATTGCAGATCCGTCAACAGCCAGAACTGCCCTTGATGCAGTCAAGAACGCAGAGTTCTCAGAGCAGGGCGCATTCTTCTTCAACCAAGAAGGCACAGCGATATTCCTAAATCGTACTAATACAATCAAGAAGTATGGCGATACTCCTATCGAGTTTGATCAGACCACAGGCATTCCCTACACAAACCTAGTCTTTGCCTTTGATGACAAGTTGATCATCAACTCTGCTGGCATGACTCGCGTAGGTGGCACACAGCAAGTCTCAGAAAATGCCACCTCTATCGCTAAGTATTTCCCTCACCAGTCAAACCAAGAGAACCTTGTAGCCCAGACCGACACAGACACTCTTAATATCGCTCGTATCTATGTAGCCACTAGACAAGAGACA